AACTAAATCTGACTGACCACATATACCTGCAGATTTAAGATATACCATATGTTCAGGATACACTCCTTCTTCTAACTTCTGACTAGGTGCAAGTTTTATACCAGTTTCTGTTGTTTCATTAGGAATGAATATTGGTATGTTTTTTCCATCAACTTCAAGAGATGATAATGCACAAAGATCTGCTTCTCTCTGGTTGTGGTAATATGTTCCCATTGTAACAGCTCTTTCAGATTCAGTTTCCCAAATCTCTTGTATCTTTTTTGGTTCAATACCAAACCATTTAGATCTCTTATTCTTAGAAACTTTTGCAGCAATAGACTTAGCATCAAAAGGTTTTTTAAAATGAGCAACTAAAGTTGTTACACTTATCCAATTAACTTTATCCTCAGTTTCTAAGCTTTTGTAAGTATGATCTGTTGCACTAAAGTATATACTCATAACCTTCATTTTTTAAAATTACACATGCTAGTTCTACTGAAGCTAAATCATTAGACTCTAACATGTTTTTAATATTATCAGTTTCTTCTTTTGTAAACTTACCTTCAAAGACAAGTAATCTAAGAAACATTGAAACACTATTTTTTTCTATTTGTCTAATGTATTCTGCTGTAATTTTTACAGTACCTTTTTCATCAGTAAGTGTTATATTAGGCGCGCTAGTAACACTATCCATTGGTAACCATTTACCACTGTTGTTACTGGTAATAATAGATGATATATCATCAGTTGTAAGTAATGATGGTTGGTTTATAGCATTACCTATTGTAAAAGGATTTGTATTAGGCATAGGATTTGTATTAATTAAGTGCGTCAAGTTTGTCTTCATCTTCTTCTGATACTACGGCTTTCCATCTTAAATCAGGACAGTCTGATGAAAGAGATCTTACTTTAAATTTTAATGAACAACCACACAATTGACAACATGGTTGTGATCCAGTTAAAGCACAAGAATCACCTTTATCATCTTTTCTTACACATGCATTACAATGCTGCATTCTAGCTGCAGCTATCTCCTCAACAAATCTATCTCTTATAATGGAATTCTTAACACCTTCCATGATTTGGGTTCTATTCTTCCAAATCTCCTTTAAGTTTGGTTTCATCTTTAGATTTTTTAAAATTAGTTTTTCTTTCTTCTTCTTTAACAATCATCTCATGCAGATTCTTCATTGCTTCAACTTTTATTTCTAAAACTTTTTTATGTTGGTATGCAGCAAATGTAGATGTGTCATGAGTAATTAGTTTTGTTTCAATAGTTTCAATACCTTTTTTAACAGCATACGGTTTAGCAACAAATTGTCCTAAACCATCTACATTAATTCTAGGATGTGATAAGTTAGTAAGATTTTTCTTTAATGTTTTATATACATAATCCATTAAGTCTTCTACTAAATTATGATCAACTTCTAATTCCTCAGAAATTGTATTATAGAGGTTGACTGCTTTCTTGGGATTCATAACCTAATAATTTATAATCAAGTAAAATTGTACCTGCTGTTTGTATTTTCAATGCTGGATTTAACATCACTTGTTTTTTATTATTTGGATCTTTTACTATCAATCCATTCTTCTCAGCTTTGTTTATGCAATTTCTAACCGTTTGTGGAGACTTGAATATCCAGTCTTCATCAGAAGATGCATCATAACAAAAATGAGTAAGCTCTATTGGTTGGTTAAAACTTAATAGAGTTAAACAGTTTAGATCAGACTCACTCATTACTATACGGTTAATATAGCAATGAGTTAGTATCTGAAATTTAACCACATCCCACTTAGGCATCTTAACCTTTTTCTGAACTTGGTTAACTGTTGCCATTTTTATGATTTTTTAAGTTTTCTTTCTGCTGTAGGAGAAGTTTGTTCCGCAGTTTCTTTTTCCTCTTTCTTTTCTTCAGGATCATCCTCACGGTCACTAGTATCTTGCTCTTGCTGAGCTGCCATAATATTAGCCCACTGGATTTGAATAGTTGCTCTTCTAAATCTTGCTTCCTCAATTTCAGTTAAGAACTTTTCATACTTACTTTGTGATTCTAAATAAGGTAATGAATCATCATAGAATGCTTTCATTTCTTCTTTTCTTGCAGCTAACTCCTCTTGAGTTAATTCTTGCTCTTCATGTTGGTTTGACATAGTTTATACTTTTTAAGTTTAAACAAAGATACTAATAAAGTTTAAATCTATAATGTTTAAATTAAAAAATCCAGATACTTAGAGCACCTGGATTATAGTAATGTGTGTTACGGTAATGAGTATTACCTATTCTTAATTGTAAAGTTTAATATTGTAAGTGAATAAAACACTCTAGTAACATCTATCTCTACACTAAATAAATCAAGACTTGATAGTCTTAATTTTAAAATTAATTTATCCCACTGTTTAGTTGGGGATTTCCAATTGTTTCTAAATTTCATACTTCAAATTCATTTAATAAAACATAAGTAATTTTTTTCTGAGGTTTTAATAATTTGATCCATTCTAAATGTTTTTGTTTGTCATTAACAACCTGACAACCAGCAGACCAACTTCCAATGTTTTCCTGCAAGCCTTTAAAGTTATTGTCATAAGTAGCAGCATGAAAGTTAATACCATAACCAGCACCAATAATAGGTTTTCCAATTTCTTCTGATTTGCCATCCATATCTCCATCACGGAATACAATAAAGTTTCCTACTTGTTTTAATGCAGGCATCTTACCCATATGTAGACCATAAGCCCACACATTATAATACCATTCATCTGATTTAACTATTGCTGCTCCTGCTTTGTTGTACTTCAAAAAACCTCCTTGTAAAATTGGAGTACCAGGATTTGTTGTACCAGATGTAACACCAACAAAAGAAGCTTCATTAAACAAATAAAATTTATCATCAAATTTGTTTGATGCATCTTCATTTGATCTTATACCAAGTATCCAATATCCTTTTGGGAGAGCTGTAAATGATTTTAATGACTTAACTTTATTTAAAAGTTGTACATCATTATAGGTTCTTACATTAATCATAAAATTCTATTTTATTTCTGTTGATGAATCATCAACTGTAAACTGAGACATTGCTGCTAACAAGCCTCCACCAAATGCTGCATAACCACCTGCTGTTATGATTGCTACTGGTAATGCTACGGGAGCTGTAGCTAATACTGTTCCTATTGCTGTTAAGATTAAACCTACTCTTTGTATTTTCTTCCAAAACTTAGGAGTAGGTGCATTAAATCTTTCTTTTAAACTTAACTCTTTCATATGTTTATTTATTGATTACAAACTGTCTTACAGCATCTGAAAGCTCACTTACATTTCTTGCAAGATTCTTTATCTCTAACTGTGTTTGTTCTTGAATTGCTTGATACTTCAATCTTGCTTCTTGCTCAACTAATTCAATTTTTCCTTTTAATTTACCAAGTTCCTCAGCATGATGTTGAGCTCCCTTTAGTAAAATTTCAATGTCTTTTCTTGTATCATTATAGGCATTCTTTAAAAAGAAACCAAAGACAGTAACTATTGTTGCTGTAATGAATAATACAATTGTTAGTGTACTAGAATCCATGTTTAATAAGTTTATAAAAATATATATAATAATATACAAAAAATTTTAAAATAAACCTATAAAAAATACGTATCTCTTACTTCACTAGGGATATTATCCATAGCTTGAAACTTCTCAAATAAGATAGGTCTCTGAGTAATAGCTAATTCATAGATTTCATCTAATGCAGCTTGCTCATTTGGAAAAGGAAAGTAGCTTGCTATATAATCTGATATTTCAGGATCAGATGGTCTTAAACAAACAATAGCCTCTAAATCTGGCTCTACGTAATAACTTGTTGATAATGTAAACTGTTTCATAATTATAAAGAATAAACACCTAATCTATAAACATCAAATTGTCCAGAGTTATTAATACCACCTCCGGATGTTCCCATAGTTCTTGCACCAAAGAAATTTAATCCTACTGTAGAAGCAGGTAAATTAGTTGACAATGTTCCTTGGGCAACTGCGCCAGTTTCTTTGTTAACTATTCTATAAATAACATTTGATGATGCAGGAGCATTGTATAAGTAACAACTGTATATTGTTGTAATTGCTGCACCAGCTGTTCTATTTGCTGGAAAGCTTGATCCTAAATCAGTTTTAGTTGCTGTATCTGTAGCATCATTATGCATGATTTGTAAGTTAGTATCTCCTGAGTCATTTGCAAAAGCAATAATATTTGTTAATGCTGATGGTTGACTATTTCCTACACCACCTATTAATAAATCAGAAGTAGATGAAGCTAATCCCCAGAAGTTATGTGTACCCACAGCTGTTGCTGTATCAGATATATTAAACTCACCTGTATACAAGAAACCTCCTGTTACATACCATAATAATGCAGAACCTCTTACTCCAGAATATCTACCTGTTGCAGTTACAGAAGCTGTAATACCTAATCTTATACTTCTTGTTGCATAAGATGTAGTAGCTACTGCGCGCGCAGTTGGTGTTCCTGTAGGTGTTACTGTAAGACCGGATGTTGTATCTACAGTTGTAGAGTTATTTCTATATGTACTACCTCTCCAAATTTCATTTCCTTCTAGTTTAGGAATTAATGAACTTTCATAAGTAGGAATATTTAAAGTATTACCCACTAAAGTAGCTGCTCCTGAAGAGCCTGTTGTAGTTACTGTCAATCCTGTATCAGCAACAGACATTGTAGCCCAGTTTGCTTGTCCAGCACTTGTTATACATTTTAAAAATTTTCCAATACCTTCTGAATTATCTTGTAACTGAACAGCGTATGCAAATGGTCCATCTGCATAAAATCTACCAGCAACATAAATATTAGTAACTGTGGGAGTATCAGAAGGATAAGATTCAAAGAATGCTGCAGCTCTATTACCTGCACTATCTCCTATATTTGAACCGTATATTGCATTTTTAGCAGGAGCAGATGCAGTTGTAGTAACAGCACTATTAGCACCGGCACTAACAACTAATGCTGACCCTGCTATTGGGGCGGTATTAATTCCTACTTGAGCTCCATTATCTTGAATTATACTATTTCCTATAGTACCGCTAGCCGTGAACTTAGAGATAAAGTTTGCTGTTCCTGAACCACTAACAGCACCTATATCACTTAATACTTCAGTACCAGTTCTATATTTAATAACACCGGAATCACTTACTAGGAATTTATCAGTGTCAATTATAGCATTTGCTATAGTAGATATTTTAACATTTCCATTAACTTCTAAAGTTGCTCCTGGAGTTGCTGTACCAATCCCAAACCCAGTTGCTGTTTTACGAGCAAATTCAGAGTTACTTCTATAGAATATAACATCATGATTACTTAAAGACCCAAATGATGAACCTTGACCATCTGCAGCTAAATAAGTTCTTACACCAGCTCCAGATTCTATATTTATTTTTGTAGTTGTGGAACTACTTGCATATATGTTACCAAATACATTTAATTTTTCGCTAATAGTAGATGTGCCTATCCCTAAATTTCCATTAGCACCCATTATCATTTGTGCAGTTCCGTAATTATTCCATTGGAATAATGGTCTAGTTACTACAGCGGTAGAAGGAAGTCTAGAATCAAATAGAGTTACTGGAGTTGTTCCAGTATCTGTAGTACCGATACCAACCATATATAATCCAACATATCCACTTGAATTTTTACCTTCTATAGCTGGAACATAAGTTGAATTTAGGGTAGTACCATTAAATACTCTTAAATAACTACTAGTATCATCACTAACTTCAAATCTTGCAAGTTCTTCTTGTGATGAAGGTATTGCAGTAGATTTTACTTGTAATTTAGCGGTAGGTGTTAGAATACCTATACCGACATTACCAGCATTATTGATAATGAAAGGAGTTGAGTCAGGGTTTGTATTATCTTCTACTAAGAATGAATCATCTGTAGTTAAATTAGATATGTGTAGTTTTGCAGTGGGAGATGTTATGTCTACTCCAATTCTACTTCCAGTGTCAGTAATAATCCCTTGTTTAACTATCTTTCCTGTTGTACCATCAAATACAGGTAAAGTATTATTAATCGAACTTGCAGGACCAGTTACAGCACCTACAATATTTTTTTGAATTACATTCCAGTATTGACCTACGGTAGCTTGATCACCTGACACAGTTCCATCTGTATTACAAATAATCATATCTCCTACCTCAACATCTGTACCGCTTGCTCCACCTATTTTACCAGCAACACTTGCAATGTACATCCAACCTGCATCTGCAGCTGGATAATCAGGGTTGGTTGAGCAATCAATTGTTCCTTTGTAAACCAATGCGTTAGCATTACCTAATAAACTATCTGCATATACTTTAACAGCATTCTGTGTTGGGTATAATGTATCTGATGTACCTAATGAAGTACTAGTAGATTTATTTGCTTGATTTTCCGGAGTATATCCTAGAGCAGTAGCTATTGATTTATGTTCCCATAAACTAGTAGTTGTATTATAGAATAAACCATCATTATTAGATGCATTTAAAGCATCTACATCATGTAGTTCTCCTAGTTCAAAACCATTTTGTACTTTAACAAAGATCTCTCCTACAGTAGAACTTACTCTTGTAACAATACCAAGGAATACTAAATGTGCTGGAGCTACTGGTTTATTTGCTAAACCAAAAATTAAGTTACCATTAGTACCTAACCATACAGGATCTCCTTCTGTAGCAGTACTTGTATCTAAAGGTGCTCCACCTGTTCCGGTAAGCAAACCTTCAGTGATAACAAATATAATATCATTTAATGCGGCTGAACTTGCTACAAGCCCCATTGTTTTACTTGATGTTGATTCTGATGCATTTGATGCTTTAGAAACAATCATGTTTGTACCATTTGCTGAACTAACATAAACAGCTTGTCCTTTTGTTAATGCAACTCCGGCTTTTACTTCATGTTGTACTGTACTAGTGTAGTTACTTATCCATTCTACATCATAATCAGTACCACTTGCTTTTGCTAGAATATCTCCTGTTGCACCACCAGCTGGTAAGTTTCCACTTCCACCTAATGCAATCCAAGATGTTCCATCTGAATAATAATATTGGCTAGACCAATACACTATTCTTTTAGTATTAGCACTTGCTAAATTAGTTGTAATATCTAATGTATCAGCTTTTAAATTATTGATGTTATTCCCTTGAAGATTGACATCAACAAAAAACTTCTTCTCTGCCATTTTATTTTGTTTTTACAAAAATACTAATTTAAAAATAAAATAAAACCCACCTCAAATAAGATGGGTTTTAAGTTTTTATGTGATAATTTAAAAATTATAAATTACCATTAGCTTTAATTAAAGATACATGAACATCATTTGCTGGTACAAAATTAGAATAAATTGTACTTATATTTCCATTAAGAGCAGTTTCTACAAGAAAATCAGCAGTTTCATTACCATGTAAAGTTGTAACTGATAAGAACATAGTACCTAAATTATGAGAAATACCAGCTTCATACTGGTCACCAAGAGCTGTCCAATCACCAGTTGCAATTGTTGCTGTAAATGACTGAGCAGCAACAGTTGTATCAACATACAATTTATTAGCAGCATCACCATCAGCTGTTGGAGCTGGTAAGTTGATGATAGATTTTTCATTTTCAAAATCTAAATTTTCTTGAACATAAATACTATCACCTGTTGATGAAGAATATAAATTACCAGTACGCACAGCACTTGCACCCGTTACTTCATTGCCTGACATATTGATATTACCAGTCATAGTACCACCAGCCAAGTCTAATTTAAGAGCATCAGCATCATCAACATAAATTTTGTTAGCAGCATCTCCACTATCAGTTGGTGCTGAGAGATATGTAATTCTATAGTTATAAGCGTTTAAATCCGTACCTAATTCAGAATTTGATATGACAGCACCAGTAAGTCCATTACCATTCATAGCAAGGGTTCCTGACATTGTACCACCAGCTAATGGTAACTTGTTAGATGTATTATCATCTACATAAGTTTTATTAGCTGCGTCACCTCCGTTAGTTGGAGCAGGTAAGTTAATTACTTTACCGTTACTATTTAAGTCTAAATTAGAGTTTGGAATTAATATTTTTCCAGACTCAGTTGAAATTATAAATTGAGTAGTATCTGGTGAATATAAAGACGTATTAACTGTTATAGTATTTACACCACCAATGTTATGACCACCCATATTAAGGTCTCCTGACATAGTATCCCCACTCTTAGAAACTTTAGAGTTGATTTCAGGAGTAATTTGAGCATCAATTTTACCTTGTAAAGTAGCAGGAGTAATAACAACTGCACCAGCTTCTGTACCATCATTAGCTTCTGTTTGTGTAGCTAAACGAGAAATACCATCAACTGAATCAGTAGCAATAACAATGTTACCTTGTAAAATCAACCAGTCAGCTAATGTAGCACCAGCTGCATCAACTTTAGCAACAATTGAATCACCAACTTGTACAGACTCTCCTAAGAAAGTACCTGCTGCAGTTGCTGCCCAAAAGAAACCTTTAAATGCTGTTCCATCAGTAATATCAGGAGTATTTGTTGTTGGATCATATCCACCTTGGAAGATCAAACCACCTGTTACTGCTGCAATGTCTGCTAAGTTAGCAACATTTTCAGTAGTTGAACCATTGAAATATTGTAAACGGTGTGAAGCTGAATCATATCCAAAAGCACCTTCCGTTGAACCAATTGCTGAATTAGTTCCAATTTTTGCATTTGTTAATGCACTACCTTGTAGATTAATGTCTACAAAAAACTTTTTTTCTGCCATTTTGTTTTGTTTTAAATTTAAGTTATAATATAATATACAATTTTATTTTATTAATTACAATAAACATATCCAGAAACTGGAATATTAAATGTTATGTTTACAGTGTTGTTATTTATCCAGTCAATCTGAGCAATGATTTCATTCTTATCTTCATCAACTACTTGTACAGAACATTTAGTATTTAGATTATGAGTAACAACCCATGTAGTTGCAGGAACGGATTGAGTATGTACATAACTTATGTCTTGAAGTGAATTTACAAGATCAAACTCACCGGATACTGGATTGTATTTATTTTTCATAATTATGAGTATTGAATTTCTGTTACATTTCTATTTTCATCATAACTGAGTGTTTCAATAATAGTTTCTACACCATACTCAGTAGTTCCAGTATGAGTAACACTTGTCACATCATTATTAACATTGTAAGCTAAAACTCTATTATAATTTGCTGATCCTTGGATCCTGCCTATTTTAGATATAGAATTTTTCTTAATTATTTCTACATATGCCTCAACTATTAAGAGAGTTGTTTCTGTAGCAGCTCCACCAGGAGGCGCAATACCAGAAATACCATCTACTATTTGTTGAAGACCCAGTAATGTTTTCATTTGATATGGAAAATTATTTCCTTGATTTCCGGTATCTTTTAAATTTCCTATTGACATGATATAAATATTTAGACTATATAGTAATATACTTAAAAAAAATAAGAAAAACAAAAAACCCTAGAAGTTAATCTAGGGTTTAAGAATTTACTGTAGGAATTACTCAGTTACTAATTCCGGAATAGAAGCTTTTACTTCCTCTAAGTTGTGAATTGTATTCAATGCTACTAACACTTTGTTAGCATCTGCTAATGAAAACACACCTTTTAAGTTAGCTGCATTTAATGCTTGCTCTAATACCTGTACTGCTTCAATTGGATTCATAGTTAAATTTATTTGGTTTATTGTGTAAATATATAAAATTTAAACTTTAAACCAATGCTTCCAATTCAGTTTTTTGCGCTGGAGTTAATTCTTCAGCAAACCATTCTTTTGCAAGCATAATTCTCAAATGCTCTTCATTGCGCCCAATAGTTGCAGTTTCTTCTTCAGTTAATTCTGGTTTAGCTTTTAATTCAGCAATTAAAGCTACACTGTCGTAAGCTGCTAATACAGATCTTGCTGCTTGTTCAGCTGTTACTTCTTCTACAATTTTTGTTTCTTCTGACATTTTATTTTGATTTTAAATTATTACTAAGCTAATAAAATTTTCTGAACTGTTCCATTAATTTTAACAGTCCATGTTTTTGTTGATAATAAACTTTCTGTTGTTACGGTTCCTGCAGGAAATGTTGCTGAACCAACCACAAATTGATTATCTGCTGTTGCTGTTGCACTTGTACCAATAATTATAGAACTATTAAAATTTCCACTATAACAGTCTATCCCAAGTGCAATATTTCCTGCCCCAGTGGTATTAGCTTGTAATGAATTGGCACCAATTGCAATATTGTTAAACCCAGTTGTATTAGAAACTAATGTTCTACTTCCTATTGCTGTATTACTATTACCTGTAGTATTTGCACTTAAAGATTGACTACCAACAGCAGTATTAGTTACTCCAGTAGTATTAGAAGTAGCAGCATTAAAACCAATTGCTACATTATTGGCAGCTGTAGTATTAGATTGTAAGGCACTTTTACCAATAGCTGTATTATAAGCACCTGTTGTAGTTAATTTAAGAGATTCATGACCAACAGCTGTATTATTAGTACCTGTAGTTGCCGTAGTTAATGATTTATAACCAATTGCTGTATTATAACCTACTCCATTATTAAAAGCAGTTAAACTATATGCGCCAAACGCAACACTTTCGTCACCTGTTGTATTAACTTTTAAAGCTTCAAAACCAACAGCTGTATTAAAACTACCAGTAGTATTAAATTGCATAGTACTTAAACCTAATGCTATATTGTTACCACCCGTTGTGTTAGAAGCTAAAACACCAGCACCTACAGCTGTATTTTGAAGACCTGTAGTATTAGCACCTAAACTACTTCTACCAACTGCAGTATTAGAACTACCACTGGTATTATTTTGTAATGCAAATGAACCAGCAGCTGTATTTTCATTACCTGTTGTGGTATTCTTTAAACTTCTATTACCTACACCAGTGTTTTCATTTGCTGTAGTACTATTAGTTAATACTTGATATCCTACACCAACATTTGAATTACCTGTTGTACTTAATCGCAATACTTGATGTCCTATAGCAATATTATTATTACTTGTAGAGTTTCTTAGTGCTTCATTACCAATTCCAATATTATGATTACCTGTATTAGCAAACATAGTTTCAAGACCTATAGCAACATTGTTATATCCAAAAGATGCCGTTCCTCCAGCAACAGCTGTTCCAATTGCAACTGAACTATAACCATTTATATCACTAGCTAATGCGCTACTACCTATAGCTATAATATTACTACCTGCAGTATTATTATATAAAGCTGATTTACCAATACCAATTTTAGATGAACCTGTAGTATTAGTTACTACAGCACTTTCACCTATTGCAATATTATCAATACCGGTTGTATTATTTAATAAAGAAACTGTACCAATTGCTACATTACGTGTTCCAGTAGTATTATTTTGTAAAGCTGCATTACCAACTGCTGTATTTCTATTAGCAGTAGTATTTGTAGATAATGCTCCTCTACCTACACCAACATTTTCTTCACCTGTAGTATTTGATCCTAAAGCACCATCTCCAACTGCTGTATTTAATCTACCAGTTGTATTAGAATATAATGCACTAGTTCCCAATGCTGTATTAATATTACCTGTAGTATTACTATATAATGCTTGATTACCGACTGCTGTATTATTTCCACCAGTAGTATTATTTAGTAATGCATTATTACCTACTGCCGTATTATTTTCACCTATAGTATTATTTCTCAATGCTTGATAACCAACGGCACTATTGTAATTTCCGGTAGTGTTATAATACAATGCAGAAAAACCAAATACACTATTATAATTTCCTGTTGTATTAGAATATGCTGTTCTATAACCAAAGGCACTATTAAAAGAACCTATAGTATTACTATACAAAGAGTTACTACCAACTGCTGTATTTTGTACACCAGTTGTATTATTTTGTAATACTTGTTTACCAATTGAAACATTATCTGCACCAGTTGTATTATAATACATTGTTTGATTACCTAGTGCTGTATTATTTACACCTGTAGTTGTATTCCTCATACTATCAGTACCTACAGCTGTATTAGCACCACTTGCTGCGTTAAAACTTCCTAATGCGTAATTACCAATAGCTACTAAATCAGAACTTAAAGTATTTACCTGTAATGTATTATTACCTATTCCTATATTTCTTGATACAGTTTGTGAGGCTGAAACCGCTCCAAAACCAATTGCAATATTATTTTGACCAGATGTATTTCCAGATAAAGCAGATCTACCAATAGCAGTGTTTACTGCCCCTGTAGTGTTTTGTGACATTGCTTCATAACCATATACAGTATTATTGAAACCTGTTGTATTGACTCTAAAAGCCTGCATACCATATGCAGTATTACCAACAATGTTTCCTTTTCCGTTATTCCAAACAGTTACTTCACTTGTGTTATACTGAATAAAACTTGGTAATCCCACTGTTAAATCTCCAGAACCTAATATACTAGAACCATTAATGGTTTTAATATTAGAACCTGATGTAAGAGTAGCTTGTTTTCCAGCTAAGTCTGATGTTAAATTGTTTATTCTAGATTGTGGTAAATTATCAACTGTCCAAGTTCCACCATTACCAGATACTGTTACATCTCCTTTATCACCATCAGTTACACCTACTGTAAGGTTACCTCCTCCTAATATTGAGCTACCGTTAATAGTTTTAATATTACTACCTGAAAATAATAAAGGTTGTTTACCATTAATTATGTTCATTAAATCATTCTGATCATTAATGTTTCCTATAATAGTTCCCCATTCAGGAATAATAGAAATTTGAGATTTTAAATCTGCAAAAGTTACACCTAATGTATTACCTTGTAAACTGCTGCCTAATGATAAAGGTAACACAGCATTATCTGGTACTGTTGTTATTATATTGTGGGCCGTTATTGGGTACCCAAAATTAAATTGTCCTGTAAAACTCATGTCTATTTTTTTTAATATTGATTAAATTAAACTGTTTGCCATACTGATCCGTTATATACTTTTAACTGATCGGTAGTAGTATTAAAGTATATCATACCTGGTAAGGGAACACCATCAGGTATAGCCGCAGTTGCCAAAGTATTATCTGCATAGTTAGGAAATCTTGGTATTGTAGGTAAAAGATCTGCTTTCTTAATAGCAACGGTCAAATACTTATCATCTCTTTTTGGATCAGGTTCTCCTACTGCAATTAATGCATTGTCACTTACTGAAGAAACAATTCTTCCTGCTTTTTTCCAGTGCAACCAATTTAATATGTCCATGCTTTTTTATTTAACTATAAATACTATTAATAATATACAAAAAAAATTTCACAAAAAAAAGCCCTAGTAAAAACCAGGGCCCTTTTATATAAATAAAAAATTTAATTAATCATCATGTTAGAAATAACACCTAGAAGAAATGATATAAAACACATTATAATTATTGCTAAGTTAGCTTTAGTTACTTTCTCGGTATCTTCTTGCCACATGTTATATACTTTATTGTATATAGGCATACGCCAAGAATTTTGTAATCCATACAGTATATATATAATAATTACACCAATAAGTAAACAAACAATAATCATAAACTATCAATTCTACGCTGTAAATATACTAAAGCTTTTTGTAAATCCTCTTTTTCTTTTGCAGAATTTTTTTTACCAGCTCTCGCAACATACTTAATAACATTTCCTAAATAGAAATCTTTATCAAGATTCCAAGCTTCTAATACTTTAAATACTTCATACGTACTATCAGCTCCACCGTAATGTTTAGGTCTTAATGCATCTGGTTGTTCTGTAGGAGAAGTAATGTTAGTCCATTTAGGCATTTTATCCAATATGTTTTTATTGTACTCTTGTGGATCAACCCACTTAGGTTCTTGTGTAGCGGATACATTCTCTTTTTTCAAACCTTTCATAATTGATTTATTATAATCTCCGTAACGCAACTCATTCATATTAATACACTATTGCAATGTCAAACTCTTTTACTAATAACTTCAGCTCTGAACCAATCATGATTTTTTCAGCAGACTCCAATCCAAAAGCTTGTACATATACTTTGTCCCCAGCTTTTACTTTCTCTACTTCATCTCCCACAGCATGAATTTCTAATTCAGTCCATTTTTGAATTGCTTCTTTTTCGCGCTCTGCTTCTTGCATAGGGCTTAACTCAATTACTGCTTTCTCAATAACGGGAATGTTAATCAAGATTCTTTTTCCTAATAGTCTCATCTTTCTTTTTATTTAAACGTAATTACTTTTACTACTGCCATCTGGGCACTTATTAATTCACCAACTGCGTGGTCAAACAATAAACTTTTAACTGGGTTTCCTGGACCCTCTTGATAAGAGTCTTTTAAGATATTAGCTATCTCAGCACATAATTCTTTTACTTTAGCTACACCAGCATCATTAGATGGATTGAACTCAATCCCTACTAACTGTTCACCAAATGAAAGTACCTTAGCTTCATTCATTCCAATTACTTCTGGAATACTTACTACTGTTTCACTCATTACTTTTTGTTTTTAGTTATTGTTAACCATTGAAGCCATGCTTTCAAAGCTTCTAATCTTGATTTGTTACTTGTTTTACTCATATCAATTTACTTTCTGTTTTCTTTACTTTTAAAAAAAGACCCTCTAATTGTTCTTCTGTTAATACACTCAAGGTACCTTCAGTATCCTTTACAATATAATCATTAGGATTACACTTCTTAGGGCCCATATCAGTATGCACATATAATGTCAACTGTTTTGTGTTTACCGGTATGATAAACTCTGCTTTACCATTTGCAAAAGCAAACACAGAATCTCTTTCATCATCTACATATTTTAATACATCAACATATGCAGGTTTACTCATATATCTTTCAATCATCACGCGTCAAATTTATTATTCATAAAATTTACGGGAAGTGCGTCTTCTTCTATAGCACCATCTTCATCATAGTCTCTAGCAAGTAAATCAAACTTTACCTTTTCTAATAACCCTACTATAACTGGAATAGTAGATTTATCAACTCTCTGGAGTCTGATCTCAAATTTATCTTCTAAATTAATACTGATTTCTACAAGGACTATAGGTTCCTTTTTTTTACTCTTACTCATACTTAGTTTGTTGGTTCCACAAATATATGAATTATTTTAAATAAAAAACCCAGGAAGTAATTCTTGATCAGAGAAACTTTCCTGGGTGTTGCAAACAGTTATATGACTGACTAAGTGGGGTTCGTCAACCAGACTTAGTGCACATTCACTTTCCTGCGCAGAGAAGACCAGATCTAGTGAGCAGTTCTTACGGTATGCTTACCTGGTACATTGGCCTATGGATACTATCCACAGGGGGGAAGTTGCGCTTTTTCTAGGGCTCGAACCTAGGACCCCCAGATTAACAGTCTAGTGCTCTAACCAACTGAGCTAAAAAAGCGGTTCTGTAAAAAAGCCCTGGGATTTTACACCAGGGCTACACAACATACTAGGATTTGCGGAAACAGCACCTAAACGACAGAGCAAATATATACAACATTTCTTATAGCACAACTATAGATAAAAAATTTTTTATAAAAATTTCATGATGTATAAGAACCCCCCCTCATGTTACCAAGTAGTAACTTACCCCATGGTAATATTGCTGTGAGAGATTCACTAATATATACTTACGGTATTTAGGGCCTGTATATGTAGTGAGATGTGGAGATCCCCTAGTAGAGCAACCCCCCGCCCCGCGCGTCAGGCCTCCACCCCCCATGCTTGCTCAACCACATATTGCATATGTAATATAACTATAACATTTTTTCTAGTGAAAAAATGATCAACCCTACATACATAATAAAATTATTTATTATGGAATCTAAATTCATCTCGACTCAAACTTTCTTAGTGAAAGTTTTGTCTTCAAAGAAATTTGATAAAATGTTTGTTCTCAAACTTGTCAATAGTGACAAGTTCTTACCCAGAACATTTGTATCCAATCTACCTGCAGGTACCAAGTCTGGTGACTTGATGTACCTTAACGGCAGATTGTACACTAATAAAGCTGGCTATGAAGCCATCTATATTAGTTCAGCAAGACCAGCTTAGGCTGGTTTTGCTTTTCTTTTCCCTCCTCTAATCAACCATTAACTTGTATTGATATATTATCAGATAAGCCAAGTAGTCACAGCACATTCTGATTATTACAGGCTTTCATAGCAGGTACAGGCTTTCAAAGCAGGACTACCATTGAGGCAATCACAGTGAACATATCATGATTGCAAGAAAGAACTTTGGCCAAGTTCTTTTTTTTCTTTTCCCTCTTTTTATCAACCCTTAACTTATAATAAAATAAATTTTATTAACAATTAAAAACAAGTAACATGAAAGCAGTTTACACAGCTTCACCAAGAAGCAAGAAAGGAAATGTATTCCACATTTACAATGTGGTAGGAACAACTCAAGAAATTGAGGCTTACAAAAATTCTCCGAATTTTGTGAAATATCCAAGTATAGGTCCAAGTGGAGAGATTCAGTTTATAACAAACTATATCTCCATGGAAGATGAAGTTAACATGATCCTTAAAAAGGATGGTAACTTCACCTTAGACACAGGATCTTTTAACAAAGATGTAGCAAGACTTAATGCTGTTGCAGAAGCATCTGCAGTATTAGCAGATAAGTTTGCAGACCGTCTTGCAGACAAACTTACAAGTTCAGTTTCTGCAAAGAAAAGAACAGTGGAGGTTAAGTTTGCAGAAGAATCTGCAGAAGAAACTGCAGATGAAACTACAGACAACTTAGATAGTATGTAGTAAGTAGTAGATACTAGTGACTTAGGTCACTAGTATTTTTCTTTTTACCCTCTTCCAATCAACCATTTATTTAATATAATCTTGTTAACAAGCTCTATATTAAATAAATAGTAGAAAGTGTATAATGAAATTAAGCTTACTCAGCTTTAATAGTATTATAAATACACTCAGTAGCGTGTACTACCTACTAATTAATACTATTTAAGTTGTGTAGTAGGAAGATTAATTCTACTCACAAGTTATATATATCTTGTCTCCACCGTGTGTAGCTTTGGCACTTTACATCTAGTAATCAACTAGTTATATTTTTGTAAATTGTGTGCAGATGTGTGATAAAGTGAGAAAAGGTGTTCTACTTCTACCATATCTATACCCTATCACATGAATACATAAATGTGTAACTTGCTGTATATGAATATTTATATAGCTAACACATGACTAAGCATTTCCCTGTATATAAAGTATTAAGTGTGTCTATACATATATTAATCAGTATTACTATTACTTATAGTATTGTTATTAGTGTTATGTGCTTTAGGACAGTAAATGCTTCCGGAAACTTTGTAAAATATATAATCTCAATAATAATTTCAAAACTAAAAATTATGAAAAATCACATCACACAAGACATTGTTTGTACAGAATGTACTCTTAGACTAAGAGTTTATTTCCCATACTTTACTAAAGAAGAATTCTTTATTAATGGTTTAGAAGGTAGAAAAGATGGATTTGTACAAAGACCCATTTTATTAGCTGATGTTATTAAAGATGGTAAGCTACAATTTACACTTGAGCAAAAAGAATTTGCAGAACACATTAAGATAGATATTACTGATGCTCTAAACATATTAGAGTTTAAAGCTAAATATTATATCAACTATGAGTATCCAGCAAATGATTCTTTTGGCTTAATGATGAAAGAACACAATATAGAGAATTTAAATAGTCTCTTTTAAATATATTAGACTACTCTGCATAAGGGTAGTCTAATACTAATGCACCATCTCTACTTCCCAAGGGTAGACAGTTGTAATAGGAAGGAGAAGCTTAATAAGAGCCAATCTTCACTGAAATATAGTCAGACCTAATTTACAAGACTAAGTATTGCAGTAATGCATAATGTAAATTTAGGGTATTGTAAGGAACTATTACCTATTACAACTGAGTGCAGAGGGATATTAAACTCTGTAAAATCTTAATCTAAATAATAATCTCAAAAATTAAACCTTATGAAAATTCATTTAAACTCTAGACAAGGTATGTATACTGTAACAAGTTATAACAATACATACATATGGTTAGTTACAAGTAAACTACCAGAATTCAAAGTACCATGCAGTGACTTCAAGTCATTTGCCGGTGGTGCTTACAACAATGACATTACAGCAGCTGAGTCAGATAGATTCATAGCTACTGTTAATCCTAGCATGTATCAGCATCAAGCAAAGATGACTGAGAAAGTTATGGAAGCTGTCAAAGCTTTATCTACTAAACAAATAGAGTTAGATGATAAAGAAGAAATTGATGAAGCTGATAATATACAGTATGAAAACTGGTTTCATCAGAAATGTGATGAGATAGCTAAGTTAGAACACAAGATGTTCAATACTGCAGTTAAAGTCTACAAACAAAAGTTAGACTTTACTGATTTGCTTATTGATAATGGTGCTAAATTCATTATACAACAACATAGAGAAACTAAAGCTTATAGGTTCTGTTTTGATCCATATAGGTTTGTAAGTAATGCACATAGTATGATCAGTAATATATTCCGTGAATATAATTGGGATACTATCTATGGTGGTTGGATTAAAGTTATTGGTAATAATGTTATTCTATACTCTAAGTCCGGAGACTATGGTGTGTATGATGATTCTATTGCTGTAGAAGCAGCAAAATCTGTGTTCCCGAATCATAAGATTTTTTCTTATGCAGGAAGAGAATGGGATAGTCAGTTAAGTGACAAATATGATGAATCACCCTTTTAATCTTAATAAGTTGTAATCACACAGAGCGTCTCCTCACTACCCATAGGATATGGGTGCTGCATAAAAAGCAGGTAGCAAAGTTGGGTAATGCCACAGGATGTCCTGATAGGTAAGATGTGATGTATATTGGTCTTGAGTACAGCCAATAACAACTTATTATTTTATTAATCTTAAAAATATAATTATGAAAACATTTAAAGACTTAGAATTCCATGAAGATGACATGGATGGTGTAGCAGCATGGCTACTATTTGACAACCACTTTGGTGTGTCAGTAATTAAAGGACCTTATTCACATGGTGGTACTAGAGGTTTGTATGAATTAGCAGTTATTTACATGTCTCCTGACATGAAAGAATCCAAGATTCATTATGATAATGATGTATCACAAGGAGATGTAAGAGGTCATCTTACAGAAGATGAAGTATCTGAATTAATAGAACAAGTAGCAAATTTTTAAAAAGAAATAATATGATTTCAAAAAGAAAAAAAGAAACAATTGAAGTAACAAAGTTTGTAGCATGTCTTCCGGGATATGAAGACTTTGATTATAAACCAATGAATTATATACATTCATGGTTTGGTAAAAAGAGTAAAGAAGACTATAATACAGAAAAACAATGGAAAAGACAGAGATTGACCAAAGGATAAAATCACTAATATTCTATAGTGATTCAGTAGAACGTAGTGATGCTCCGCTAGAACTAAAAAGGGAAAAGTTAGAAAACATTGAGCGTGAGAAACTACATCTAGAAGCTATTATAGATGACATGAAATTTAAAGAGTTCTTAAAAGAATTCATAATAGGCACAGTGATATTTATTGCTGCTGTAAGTATTTTACTATTTATGTTTGTGTTTTATGGAAGATAGAAATTGTTATGTAAAGTATAACATAAATACTTTTAGAGTGTTGTTCAACAGACTAATTACATCTGATGATGTATATGTTAAAAACAAACTTATTGAAATGCTTTTTCTACTTACTTATGAAAGTGAAAACATGTGTAAGAAGATTATTGATCTTTCTATAGGAACAATAATTCCCGAACCCCTTAAAGCAGGTACCAAAGTCAAAATTGATAGAGAAAAAACTGGTTGGCTTAGTACTACTGATAAAGAAATTCTTGTTAATAATACAATAGATGAAGTTGTATATGGTACTGTGTTATCCTTTAATGGATATCATAGTTACAATGCATATACAATAGGCTTTCCAGAAGGTACAGTTAATTTACCTATGGAAAGTGTATTAGATGTTAGTAGTATTTTATAATATTTTGTCCTGTGTGGACGCTTTTCCCAGATAATAATAAGAGAGAGTTAATAGCTCTCTCTTTGTTATTAGCTATATAGTGGCATGTTTTTAATTAATTTTGAACAGTATTTGTTATTTATGTAATACATTTACTACACATTAATCAAACATGTTATACCAGCTACCCAACGGAAAAGTAATTAACATTAGTATTGATCAGTATTTAAACATGACTGATCTTGATATTCAGTACTTAATATCTGTAGGTGGTGGTGAATATTGTGCAAATCCCTTCACAGAATCCGCATGTATTGATAATGCCAAAGAAAAGTCTTATGACTTTGAATTTCTCCCAAATGATGAAATTGATGATATAGCTGATGACAGCATACCGTTTGATGATATCATTGATTTAACAGATAATCTGGATATATAAATACTTCCTGTATTTATTTCTTATTGCACAATGAGTAGTTGTGTGATATAGTATTTCTACTCAACAATCAATTTATTTATTAATCTCAAAAACTTAAAGAGATGGACACTAAAGTTAAAGTTGTAGCTGATGCTGCAACAAAATTGGTAATTAACCAATCAGCAAACCCTATTTTTGGATATGTACGTGTAGTACAAAACAGAGTTGTTATTGATGATAATGGATTCATGAAGCGTAAAGAGTTTTCTGCTCTTATTCACGGTCTTGTAGAAGACTTACAATCAGCAGGTTACTTTGATGGTCAAGAATTGTCAGGAACTATTGTTGCTGAAGAATCATTAGATCCTTTTAACAAAAAAGATCCAAGTAAATCTATCAAGAAAGCTGGTGAAACAAATGTAGCTTGTACATTAGGTGGATTTCCTATTCACCGCAGAACAAAGTATACTACTAAAGCAAATGCTGAAGATATCTTGATTAGTCATGATAACAAAGCAGAAGTAAAAGCTGCTTATGCTTCTAATGAAGCTAGTAAAGCTAAAACAAAAGCAATGCAACCTAATGCTGAGTTTGACACAGAAGCAGAAGGTTTCAACTTATAGTAATTAACAAGGAGCCTGTTACGGCAGGCTCTTATTTTATGATTTTTAATAAATATGATTATGGAAAATGTAGAACAAATCAAAGCTGAATTAAGAGAATTAATCAGTAAAGCTATTGAGATACTAGAAGAAAATTTTAATGTAGAAGATTTTGATTCTGAAAGTCCGGCAACAATGCTTAGTACATCATTATTAGGTTCTCTATTGGATATATCTGAGTTAAGTGAAGAAGATTTGAAAGAATCTGTTTAAGTAAATTATTTTATGATTTAAAAATGTATATGATTATGGAAAAGCTAAAACAAGACATCAAAGATTATATTGCAAAACCTGTGAAATATCAGGATTTTGAACAAGATAAGTATAGTACTTATCAAAACTATTTGTATAAAAGAGCTCTATATGGTATAGACTCTCTATCAGTAGATGAGCTTAATAGTATGTGCGGTAAGAAGAAGTCCCGCATTCTCAATGTTTATAACCGTGCACAGTTAGTTGTTAATAACTACAAACACAGAGTAACAAAGCAGTTAACTGATAAATTATTACTGTCTCTATTTCCTAATAGTTCACTTATAAGTGAATTAAATAGCTATGAAGATATGGATGCTAATTACAAAAACACATTAACTTTCAAAGACTTGTGTATACATAAGGATCAGTTAGTTGAGTTGTTTATGCTTGAAGGTATCTTACCTAAAAATTTCTTATCTTTGGAAAAATAAAAACCAACAATGAGAAAAAATGATAATTTGCCAGCATTTGCTACTGTACATGCTGGCATTCTTCAACCAGGTATGTCCAAAAAAGAATATGTTATTGCTTCAGTTGCACAAGGCTTATTAGCTGAAGGTAAATGGAATGGTATTGAAGAAGGTTTCCCAGATAGAGTAAGAGCAATAACTGAAACAGTATTAAAACTAATGGATGAAAAAGCTTAAAGTTTGCAGTGGTTGCAACAAAGAAGCTATCATATGGAAGAATCACGAAGGAAATAAGTATTGTCAATACTGTTGGAACAAGGTCAAATCAGATGACCCTGAACATAAGAATGTAATTCCTACAGTATCCGATAAGAGAAAGAAACAAGATGCTGAGTATTTAAAACTCCGCTATAGATTCCTTAGTGAGAATACTATGTGTAAAGTTAGTGTTGCTGGTTGTTCTACAAAAGCAAGTGATGTACACCACACATTTGCAGGAGCCAATAGAGATGCTTTTTATTTAATACAAAGCACATGGTTACCTGTCTGCAGAAACTGTCATGACTGGATACACACACATCCAGAAGAGGCAAGAGTTATGAACTGGTTAAAATAATTAAAAATGATTACAAAAGATGATGTACAAGACATTGCATTAGCCAAAACTGATGATCATAGAAGATGTACTATTGTATTGGGTACCGGTGTAGGTAAAACTAGAGTTGGTTTAAACCATATTAATAGAAATACATCTCCTCTAAACAAAGTATTGGTTGTTGCACCAAAAAAATCTATATTTCAATCTTGGATTGATGATGCAGGTAAATTTGATAAAGCTCATTTACTTGGAAGAATTGTGTTTACTACTTATCTAAGCATAAACAAACATGATCCTAATGATTATGATATTGTTTATTTGGATGAAGTACACAGTCTTTTGGATTCACATAGATTCTTCTTAGAGAACTACAAAGGAAAGATACTGGGTCTTACTGGTACTCCTCCTAAACACCACGGCTCTGAAAAGGGTAGAATGGTAAATGATTTCTGTCCTGTTGTATATAGCTTTGAAGCTGATGATGCAGTAGAGAATAATATCTTAAATGATTATAAGATATTTGTTCATATGCTTGAGTTGTCCGATAAGAAAGATTATTTAGTGAAGAATAAGAATAACAGTTTCCTGACCTCAGAGAAATTAAATTATCAGTACTGGTCTCAAAGAGTTGAGTCCGGAGGAGGTAATTTACATATGCTCAGAGTCATGAGAATGCGCGCTCTTATGGAGTATCCTAGTAAAGAAAAATATACTAAGAAATTATTAGCAAGCATTACTCAAAAGAACAAAGTTATTGTCTTTGCAAATACACAGGAGCAAGCAGATTTATTATCTCCTTACTCTTACCATAGTGGTAATAAAGGAAGTGAAGATTGTTTAACTTGGTTTAAAGAAGGTAAGATTAAATGCCTTTCAACTGTACATCAGTTGAGTGAAGGTGTTAATATTCCTGATCTTAGACAAGGTATTATTCTTCATGCTTATGGTAATGAGAGAAAGTCTGCCCAAAGAATTGGTAGATTATTGAGACTTAATCCAGATGAGACAGCAGTAGTACATATTTTATGTTATAAGAATACTATTGATGAACATTGGGTTAAGCAAGCTTTAGAAGGATTTGACCAAACTAAAGTAACTTACAAAACATTTAATGTAATATATTAATGTTGGATACTGAAAAAAATTCCATAAATTATAATATGGAAGATACTAAAACACACAAGATTGTTTTGCATAATGATGATCAGCATGATTTCTTATATGTTATTGCATGCTTAATTAGATTTTGTAATCATGATGCCCATCAAGCAGAACAATGTGCTCTTATAGCAGATGGTAAAGGTTCAGTAGATATTGTATCTGGTAATTATATGGATATGTTAGAGATTAACACATCTTTAGAACAGATGGAGTTAAAATCTGAAATAAAAAGAGTATGCTTAAAGTAGTTTGTATTAATGACAAGAATAAGCCAGGTAAGATTCCTCTTACAGAATGGATAGTTCAAGGTAATGTATATACTGTAAAACAAATTGTTCAATTAGCACTTATGGGCAATGAATTAGGATTTGAATTGGAGGAAGTGTCTCTTTCTCCAGATTCTTTTCCGTATGAATATTATAGTGCTTCACGCTTTATACCTTTAGAAATTTATGAAAAACAAGAAATCACAGTCAAAGAAGAAGAATTGGATCTCTCAATTATTTAGCAAGAAAGAAACTCCAGTAGTTTTACCTAACTACCAAGACTATCTTACAGTTAAGATCATTGATGATACTGATGAAACTATCACAGGCACATTAGGTATTACACCTGAAAGAAGAAATGAGTTATATGAAATAGTTAAATCAGCCTATAGTAATGAGAATATTACAAAAATATTGGTTGATGTAAGTAAACATGTAACACATCCTAATGAGCTTGCATTTGTAAGTTTTTTAGTTGGTAATAAACTTGGTAAAGAAGTAAATGATCCTTTTAGAGGTGTTATTGGTGCAATCATAAGAGGCACACAACATGGGGAAGATTAAAGAATTGTATATGGATTTAATTAATTCAGGTATTACACCTGATGGATTAAGTGTAGATAAAGCTGTTAGAATCTTAAAACAGAAAGAGAATGAAGAAGGAGAACAGTATGCCAGACAACAATCAACTGGTGAACAAGAAAATAGCTGAAAGACTTGAGTATTTCAACAAGCTTGATGAAAAAGAAAGAAAAGCTAAAAAACAAGAAAAAACAATCAGTACAGGTGTGAGCAATTAGATTCCTGTGCGATCCATTACTGGGTGGCTGACCTTAAAGCAGGCGACTGATTATATGTGTTGTTCCCTTGAGATAGGAGATGAGTAAATGTGGATAGTTGAGTTGCCACCAACACAGAGGTTCTCAACCTCATTCCGGTGCGTGGAATTAAATTAACGCAAGAACTTTTGTAGTTAAAGTCATGTAGCCTTAAGGAAAACTACAAAACAGATAGTTCTCGTTTACACTGTATAAAAGGAAGCGGCAGCTTAAAGTTGAAGTTGACTGGGACATAGCGTTGTCTAAAACTTAAAACATAAGAAGGAAGACAATGTATAGGGGTTTGAGCGTTAGTATACCCTATACAAGTTCTTCCGGAAGAAACAGATTGACCCAAAGGCATGGGTGATTAGGTTGCCTCATAAACAAAAAGAAGTGTTACGCACAAGAGGTCAGCGAAATGTAACACAATCTAAACAGGTGCTTCCTGTTATTTATGGTCAGGTGGTGGAATAAGGTTTATCCAATACGGAATGGGTTCACATCCCTAGAGATGAGTAAGTGTAATTACTCCGTAAGCTCTGTCATGGGGCTCAAAGACAGATTCGAGTTCTGTTCTGACTGCACGGGAGTGAATAAGTAGCTCTAAGCCTTGCGGATTACAACAGGGTATATAGAAGTGGGATTCTTCTTATTTACCGGTGGTTAGATAAATTTATTTACTTGACATTCATAAAAGTCTACCACCGGTTTTTTAACTTAAATTAATGTATATGAAAGTAACAGTAATGTTTGTAATGATTGGAGTATTAACAGCCGGTTTAGTAAGCTTAGGGAAAAGTGAAAATAAAAAAATTAAGGTTGTAAAGAAAGTGATTAAAGATACTACAGATGTAGTAGCAGTAGATAGTTCTAAATTAGATAGAGAACTACTAGTAAGTTATATTCTAGAAAAGAATATACAACATCCTGAGATTGCCTATGCTATTGTACGGCAGGAAAGTAACATGTGCAGCGGGTTATTTAAATCAAATAAGAATTTATTTGGTATGAGACATCCGGGTGTAAGACCTACTAAAAGCCTAGGAAGCAAGAAAGGTTTTGCACATTTTGAGTCTTGGCAACATAGTGTACTTGATTATAAGTTATACTTAGAATTTGTACAAGGACATCAAATGACAAGAGAGCAGTATTTATCTCACTTAGATAGAAACTATGCTCATACTGGTTACAGTGAATATTTAGAAAAATATTTCAAAGAGTATCAAGAATTAACAAATTGATTTAATGAGTTTAGTTACACAGGTGTCTAGAAAGTCAATGCTTATTAGACCCAGTGGCAGATCTACAGATTATATTTCACCGTCCTTTGGACATGGGTGTTTATATAACTGTAGTTACTGCTACATGAAGAGAAATAAACCTACAGGTTTATCTATTGCTAAAAATCATGGAGATATATTAACAGCTATTAGTGATCATGCATGGTTTGCTGATGTGGAAAAACCCAATCAAACACATGAAGAGTACATAACTTATGACATTAGTTGCAATGAAGACTTTGCTCTGCATGCTAAATACCATCAGTGGGAGAGAATCTTTGATTTCTTTATCTTGCATCCAAGAGCTATGGCATCATTTGCTACTAAGTATGTAAATGAAGACTTACTTAAATTTAATCCTCAAGGTAAGGTAAGAATTAGATTCAGTCTTATGCCGGAAGCATTAAGACAAAAGTTAGAACCTAATACAACTCCTATACATGAGAGATTAAATGCTGTAAGAAGATTCCAAGATGCTGGTTATGATGTGCACTTAAACTTCAGTCCGGTGATTATATGTGATGGCTGGTTATTAGAGTATAAAGAACTATTTGCTGAAGTAAATGCCTCATCCTATCTGTATGATTGGAGACAAGATGTAAAAGCTGAAGTTATATTCCTTACTCACAATGCAGAGAAGCATGTTTATAACCTGCAGAATAATCTTCCTGGAGAAAATTTACTTTGGACACCAACTATTCAAGAAAGAAAAATATCACAATATGGTGGAACTAATTTAAGGTATAATCATATCTTAAAAGCAGGATATATTAAAGAATTTATAAAAGCACATGATTCTATAATACCCTGGAATACAATTAGATATATATTTTAAATTAGAAAGTAAGAAACTTTAAAGAAGAATAAAATGAAAAACATACACATACTACCAGCAAAAGAAGATAGCCCAAGTAGGCTACATATTAATGCTATTGGTAATTTGGGATTGAATCCTGGACGTTTTACTGCAATAAAAAATCCCTTAGTACTATACATCACATCTTATGAAAATGTTAAGAAAGGTGTAAGACAATGGTATTTAGATAAGTTTTTACATAAACCAATGAATTCAAATGGTGCTGAATATCAGTCTAAACTACAGGGGATTATATTAACAACAGACCCAACTCTAATTGCAGATGGTGTTCAAGCTATTGATGATGAGTTCTTAGAATGGTTCGTTAAGAATCCTACTTGTGAGTTTGTTGAAGTTAATAAAAAACTTGTCGAATTCCCCTTAACATTTAAGATGATGTACAAAATAATCATACCACAAGAAGAACCTAAACAAGATTTAGAAAAAGAAATGTTTGAGTTAGAACAGGAACTTGATATACCATCATCTATGAGGTGGCACAATTCTAAACCTAAACGAGAAACATTAGAAGAAGTTTTACCAAAAAACAGTAATGGTAAGTATTCAAGAAATGAAATTGAAAAGGCATTTGAAAGTGGTGCTAAATGGCAAGCTGAAAGAATGTATAGTGAGGAAGACATGGCAGAAGCATTTATTGCTTGTTGGAAAGCAAATGTTCCTGATGGAATTGAATGCAAAGTATCATTTAATGAATGGTTTGAACAATTTAAAAAGAAATAGTATGAAACCTTACAAAATGAAACACATTCCTACAAGATTATATTACCAACCGCATAAACATAGAGGTAGCAATCTATCTAAGAATGGAAAGATATATCAGACAGCATCTAATGGTGTAAGCACAGGAAACTATGGACACAAAACTTTTACAGTATGGTGTGAAAAAGATAGTCAAATCCATAAAAAGACACAAGATGTATTAGATTGGAAAGAAACTAACATGAGTGGTAATCAAATAAAAGCAGAAACTCAATTCAGTGATTGGGTTAAAGAAGAAATCTAAAAGAAATAGTATGGCAGAAATACCAACAGCAGAAAAATTTTTAATTATTAATGATGATAAAGATTTCAAATTGTCAATGTCAGGCAGAAATGTTTCTGAAATGATGATTGCATTTGCTAAACTTCATGTAGAAGCTGCATTGAAAGAAGCAAGTGAGAAAGCAGATACAATTTACGTAGAAGAAGATGGGTGTGCAACAGGTGACTATTATGAAGTTGATAAGGATTCAATCTTAAACAGTTATCCTTTAACAAATATAAAATAGCTATGGAACTTATATATTTTGTAATCATCTCATTGCAATTAGCAATAGGTATTTGGACTATAAGAAAAAGAATTATTGAGCAAAGTATTCTTATTGAAATGTTTAGACCTCAAAGAGTAATGAAAGGAGAAGAATTGATTTTCCTTAGACGGATTAATAAATATGGTGAAAGTTCAATAGAAGAAGTTAAAGAAGAACTTTACAAAAATGATAACTTTCAAATTACTTGCCTGTCTATATCAGAAGGTACTTTTATTGCTCATGGATTTTCAACTTTTATAGTCAAATTAAAAAAATAAATAGTATGGAACAAGTTGTTAGCAAACGATATAAATATGTGTTTAAACACAAGATTATTACAGCCAAATTAGCATTTGAAGCAGAATCAGATCAAGAAGCAATTGTTATTTTAGGAAGATTATGCCAGACTGTTATGGATTGGGATATGAGAAAGTTTAGACTTAGTAAAAACAAAAGAAAGAAACTTAAAAATAAACAACATGTGGAAAAAAATTAAAAGATTATTTTGTAGACACACATGGGTACCAAGTGTAAATCCTGGGTATCACATATGTATAGATTGTTATAAACATAAAAAGTTGATATGAAAACAATTAAAAGATCAATAATTCCCGTATCTGAGATACCTGTAGAATTAAGAACCAATCCTTTGATACATGGTTATAAAAAACATGTATACATTGAATGCCATATTGATGGTAAAAAAAGTGATGATGCTTTGACAAAATGGTTGTTGGAAAAGTATCCAACTCTAAAAAGAAAAATTAGTTTTTTAATACACATTGATATTTAAAAATGAAAAAAGAAGAAAGAGTTTATCAAATAGATTACTGCAGGTATACAACAAATAGTTTACTTGATGCACTTGTGAAACTTGACAAAGATTCAGAATTGTATCTTTTGATAATGCTTATTCTTAGAAAAAGAAACTGTAGTGAAGAGTATTTTAGTAAAGAGTCTAAACTTCAACTTGAAAGAGAAAAAAGTATACAACTTGAAGCTAACCGTATTTGTTTTGGTTATAAAAATCAAGAATATTTTACAGAAGAAGAAATGATTAATGGTTATATTATACCTAAATATGAAGAACTTAGTCCTGAAGAAAAAGAAATTTATGACAATGAAGGAGAATAGAAAATCTGATTATGTCTGTGTAAAATGTGGAGTAAAATATCTCACAGAAGAACAGAAAGATAAAACAATGATTTGCACATTTTATCTTGGAACATGTGGATTATGTAATGAGCATGTTGCTATTACCCACATTAGAAATTATAATTATTTAAATAAAAAAGAATGAAAGCAACATTTGTGTTTGACATGAATGATCCAGAAGATATGATGGATCATAAAAGAATGAGTAATGCTCTTGGTATGGCTTTAGTACTATGGGAACTAAAAGTCAATGTCAAAAAGAAGATGGAGTATATACTTGATACTGATAATTTATCTGGTCAAGAAACTCTGGATAGAGTATTTGAAATGATTGGAGAATTAATGGAAGACCAGGGTCTGAATATGGAGAATTTAATACAGTAAATATGAGTAGTATATTATATAGAACAAATACCAAGAGCAAAAGAAAACTTGATAATTACATTGATTATTGTCAGTATATGATTGACTTTTGTAACAGAAAATCAAATAAATTTAAATCTTACTATTTCAAGAAACAACATGAAATAGCAAAGAAAAAGTTAAAACAACTTTTAAAAACAGAATAAGATG